CCGGATCGGTCAGGACCGTCATACCGTCGTAGGTCATCCCGGCCGTGTAGCCCGTCACGGCCGCGACGTCCTCGATCTGCCATTCCAGATCGACCAACGCCCCACCGTGGAACCGCTGCCATTGGCCCGCACTCAGAATCCGGCCGATCCGGCAGGGCAGGACCCACTTCGAGCCGCTGTAGGCGTTCACCGTGGTCCCGTCCAGGGTCAGGGCGTTGTCGGCGACGCTCGCCACGGTCACGACCTCATAGTCGCCGTCGATCTGCCAGATCATCGCGAGGCCGTCGGCCCGGTAATCGGCGTAGCGGGTATCGACAGCAATCGAACCGCTGCCCGCCGGGAGATTCGCCGTGTGCACCCGGGCCATAGGCCAGATGGGCACGTGCCAGGGGTCCTTCAGCCATCCGTGCAGGACGGCCTCCATCCTGGCGCAATCGGCCTCGCCCCAGACGGCTATCTGCACGGCGAGACTCTGCGTCGGGACCGCGTTGCCCGAGCCGTCACACCGGTGCGCGATCCGCTGCTCCGTCCGGTCGTGGCTCTGGAGGATCTGCGTGAGGAATCCCAGCCGCTCGCGGACCGGCCATGTCCAGCGGCCGATCAGGGCGGGCCACTGCTGGGGACCCGGCGTCAGTGTCGCCGTGATCTCGCTGATGCCCGAGATGAACACTTCCCACTGCGGCGTCTCGACGAACAGGACGTTGACGGACACGATCTCAACCCGGGCCGTCGGCTCGGTTTGGATCACGTTGACGCTGACGATCTGGATTCGGGCGTTGCCCATCGGCTACTCTCGATCAACTAATTTCCGTCACCTCGAAGCCGAACTGGGCCGCCGCCAGGACCGCACGGGACCAGATTCCGTTCGTCGCCGGGTTCCGCTCCCAAACGTAACTCACCTTGCCGCTCGTACCGGGCGGCATGGTCAACTCGCTGCCGTCGTACGTGATGCCGCCGATAATGACGGACGGCGTCACCTTTGCCGTCCCCGCCCCAGTGTTCAGGCCGTGGCCCGCCACTTCGACGGCCAGAATGCCGGGGGCGTCACCCGCCGGAACGATGGTAAAACTGTCCCTCTGGCCCTCCGTGGAGGACTCGATGTAGTCGTCGTCGAACGTCTCCCCCACATCGTTCACCGCCTCATAGTGGTTCGCCTCCGTGCTGGTCCACTCGCTATAGGTCCCGTCGGAAGTCGGTAGATGGCCTTGCACCTGAACGTCGCCCTGAAAATCGTTGAAGGTCGAGCCGGTGTCATCCATGACAATCAGGTCGTCGATATAAGTGGCGTTGGGGTCAGCACCGTTGTGGTTGTAAGCTCTAAAATGTAAGTAAGAAAAGGCACCGGACCCAGCGTTTTGCGTATTGATCCCCGAGAGATTCAAGACTTCTACGCCATCGACCTTGATAATGACACTTCCAGCCGATGCGTGACAAACCGCCTTGATCTCCCAGTACTGGTAGCTGCCGGGGGTCACAACCCCGGCTGCTGTGGAACCGAGTAGAGAACCACCCGCCGTCGCCCGCACTTCCAAACCGTCCGACGAAGTCCGATGGATGACGAACTGCGTGTCTGTCGATGGTGCCCCACCCTTTTGAAAGAGCAAGATTGGATACCCCGCAGCAGGGACAGCCCCACTCTCACCGGCTTTATACGCAAACCCGCAGATCAATGTGCTGAAAGACGCTGAGAGGTTGAGATATGCATAGTAAAATTGAAGGCCAAGGGAATTCGTCCATTGCAGCCACATGGCCGCGGTGCCACGCCTCCCTGTGCCTACGATAATCCGTTCGTACGCGTAATGAAAGCGCGACCAACGCGAATCAATCGGCCACGCGTAATTAGAGGTAGCCCCATCCTTCACACCGTACGCGTCGAACCCTTCCGCCAGTATCAAAGCCATCGCATCACCTCTACGTCAATTTCACGTGCAGATTGCCGGCGAGAAACTCCGGTTCGGCGGCCCCGTTCTCGACCTCGATGGCCACGGTCAGGTCCCCCGAGCCTAGCTCCGTGCCGGCCGAGGCGGCGGAAAAGAGCTTCGCCTTGCTCATCGTCCCCCAGTCGGCCGTCGGGGCGGGAAACGTCACGATCACCGCGTTCGTCAGGTCCCCGGCCGCCGCCGCGTTCCAGTCTGAGGTCTCCATCTCCATGCGGGCGTAGGCGCCCGCCGCCGGCTCCTGATCGTTCACGTCCGTCAAACCGACCCAGACCGAGCCGGCCCCGAAATAGGTGTCGAGCATCGAATTGCGAACCGCAGTGCTTAGAGCCATGGAACACCTCCGGAAAGAGGGTGGGCCACAGAGAGCACAGAGGACACAGAGTAGGGCAGATCGTCCAACCGGCGGGGCCTTTCCCCATCTCCGACTTTCTGCGCCCTCTGCGGCTGAATCTCTTCTGCCCTCGCTCTGTGCTCTCTGCGGCGCATTATTGGTTTCTCCCCACGTGGTACATCGTCATCTGCTCGCCCTCGCGGCCCTCGAACCGCTCGCGGGTCAGGACATCCCGGCCATCCACGATCCGGGCATTGAGGTTCACGGTCTGACGCCGCTCCAACAGCGACACGACCCGGCCCAAGAGCCGGTTCTCCGCGGCCACGCCGCCGACGCTCGTGATCTTCTCGCCCCGCTGCCCGATGAACCGGAACTCATCGGGCCGCAGGCCATCGTGCAATCGCGGGGCGCCCGCCCACGCCGCCGGCGAGTCCCGCCGCGTGGCGAACCCGCTCGAACCGATCACACCGCCGCTGTGACCCACCGCCGCACCGCCCACGGCCAAGCCGATCAGGTTCGTCAACGCCATCCGAAACGCGATCTTCGCCGCCTCCTTCGCCACGTTCCGGAGCGATTCCCCCAAATCCTCACCCTCGAAGACGGCATCGGTCAAACTGTCCACGATCCCATCGCGGACCTCCATCGTGACCTCGTGCGCGATATCACCCAGCGTCTTCATCTCGCTTTGCATCTGGCGGATCGCGGAGGCAACGCCTTCGCCGAACTTCTCGACGCGGTTTTCGGCGAGCCGCTGGTTCGCCTCCGCCAGCTTTTTAATCTGATCGGTCTCCTCTTTCGTCAGCTTGACCCCCTGGCGGCGGAAATCGTTGAGCATCTCCTGGGCGCGAGCCTGGCCCTCCATCCCCGCCTGACGGAGCTTCAGGACCTTGGCCTCGTCCTTGAGGCTGGCGAGATACTCCCCGGCCACCGCGCGGGACCGCAGATCCTCGATCACCTGTAGGTCTTTGGCATACTCCTCATAGAGGCGCATCTGCGTTTCGAGGTCGTCGCCATACGCCTCCTCCAAGGCTATCGAGTACTTCATCGTCTCGGCCGCGTGCTTGCGGCCGGCGCCCAACTCGGCCTCGATGAAAATCTGCTGATTGAGGGCGTCATTCAATTCCACGACCCGGTCGCGAGCCGCCTGCGTGAGTTCCGAGAGCTCCGCTGCCCCTTCCGTGCCGGCCGGTGATGGCGATGGAGTCCTCTGGCGGTTGAACGCACCGCGGTCCCGCAAACGTTGCACCACCGGATCTTCCGCCCAGTTCCGCGTGACATCAAGATGCCCGCCAAGTTGTGAGATTGCCCCGGGCACTTTGTTGGCTGTTTCGATGATGAGATTAAGGCCCTTGATAAAATCATTGACGACGGGCAGGACATTCGTGCCGAGATTCTCCTTCAGATCACTCCAACTATTGTTTAACTGGGCGGTAAGACCCGCCGTGTCTCGCGTCGCATCCTGCGCGAGACGATATTTTTCCGTCATCTGGCGGATTAACTCGTTGTACTTCTCCTGCGGAGACAGGTTCTTGGCCAGGGCGATCCCCATCTCCTTGAGCTGGCCCGTCTCCCCCTTGGTCGCCAAGGTGATGATCTTCATCGCCTGACCGAGATCTTTGTTGTAGGCGGCAGCCAGTCCCATCGCCGCAATGGTCGCCTCCCCGATCTGATTCGTAGACAGTCCGAGACTTTTGGCGTAGGCAATCTGATTGAGAATCTCCTCGTCCCCGTAGGTCGTCTGCTTCTGCAACGCGGCGGCGTACTGCTTGATCGCCGTGAGATTCTTCTCGGTAGCATCGCCCGTCAGTGCCAGCGATGCGGCGAGCCGTCGCTCCGCGCTCTGCTGCTCCATCGCCGCGCCGACTACCGACTTGATCGCGGCCGTGACCCCGCGCACTCCAATATAGGCCCCGGCCAGACCGGCCACGGTCCGCTGCAACGCGAGCGATGACGACATCATGCCCCGCATGGACTGCGAGGCGCCTTTGGCGTTTCGGTCGAAGGCCGTCGAATCCAACGTCAAGCGGGCAACGAGATTTTGAATCAAGCTCATTTTGGTTGCCGGTTGCTGGTTGCTGGTTGTTGGTTCTTGGTTGCCATCAACTATCCACTACCTACAATCAACCCTCTTCTTCTGCGGCTCCGAGCCGCAACTTGATCTGCTCGAACATCTGTAACTCCTCGTCTTGCGTCCGTTCGGCCGGATCATCGCCGGCCGGCGGGCTGCTCACGCCCGCCATCCCGCCGATCGGCTCGATCCCGGCGTACACCTCGATCTCACGCTGCTGCCTGTACGAGAGGACCGCCAACAATCGATCCGGGTGCGCGTAGCCCTGGTCCAGGGCTAATCGCCACCAGAATCGGCGCCGGAGGTCCCCTCGGAGTTTTTTTCGAACGCCTCGGCCGCCGGCTTCGTCGCCAGGTTCACGTCGAGCGCCGCGCGGTACACCCGCAGCAGCGCCGCCGGGCTCTTGGTCCCCAGGGCCTCGATCTGGTCGTCGGTGAACGCCCGCCGCCGGGTCTTTGGATCCAGAATGCACTCGGCGCACCAGCGGACCATGACCGCCGTGTTCTCCTCGGACGAGTATTCCTTCTCGCCGGGACGGACTGGGGCATCTGCCGGTTGCTGGCCGCCGGTTGCCGGTTGTTGGTTGTCGGTTGCTGGGTCGGGATCGTCGCAGGTAACCACTTCGTCGATTGCAGCTTGTCCCTCGTCGCTCGCCGCCTCGGGCGGGGCCGGGGGCTTGGGGCTGCGGCCGAGGGTCTCGATCCAATCGTCCAGCCGGGCGCGGGCCAGGGCGCCCATCGTCCCGACGAGGACCCTGGCTCCCTGGCCCCATTCCGGCACCGCGACCTTTTTGACCGTCTTATCCTCGGCGGCGAGGATCTGTTCGGCGTTCAGTAGCATGATGTCCTTTCTCGATCCGAAGATCAGGTCCCTCTTCGCCCCTGCTCTTACGCGCTGGCGCTGGCGCTCGGGCTGGCGCTGGGCGTGGCGCTCACGCTGGCCGAGGGGCTCGTGCTCGGACTGCTCGTGACGCTCACCCCGCTGCTGTCCGTGTACGTCGCCTTGCCCGTCGCCTGGAACGTCGCCTCGAAGGTGAACACGTCCCGGGCCGAACCGAACTGCGGGACGGTCAGGCCCGTGATGATCGCCTGAACACTCAGCGACGGCCGCTGCTCGCCCGCCGGCTGCGGCGGCTGGATCAGCAGCGTCTTGGTCAGACCGGCGAGGTACTTGTCATTCAGCGTGTCGTAGTTCGACGCGTGGCCGGAATCCAAAACGAAGCCCATCGTCCAGGTCCCTTCGTCCAGCCCACTCGTCAGCCGCTCCACCGCCTCGTCTGCGGAATCGCAGCAGAATACGTCGATCGTCGCCCGCGACCGGGCCCCGTTGAAGCTCGTCAGACGCCCCAACGTGACGCCGTCGTAGCTCACTGCGGTTCCCCATGCCTTCAATTTGTTCGCCATCTTCGATCTCCTTGTCAGGGTTGATATGCGATTTCCCAGTCCTGCCGCTTGCCGTAGCGGGCCAGGGTCTCATTCTCGGCGGGAATGCTGATCGCATCCCCCTCGTCGTCGAAACTGCAATAGGTGACCGTGACGCCGCCGTGCGAGCCGCGGGCACCGGCCGCCTGCACCGCCGCACGAACCGCCTCGGCCAACGTCCGGGCCCCGTCCGGATCGTCATCCCACACCGTGATCTGGACCCGGTCCGTCCGCAACGTACCATCCCCGTCGCAGGTCACCTCTACGCCCGAAGTGATCTGCTGATAGACCACGGCCGGCATGGCCTTGCCCTGCGGAATGCCCACCGGATAAATCCGGGGACTCACCGCTCCGCCGACCAGCGACGTGACGCCGGCGGCGGATTTGAGGATGTCGTAGATGGCCGCTTCGATGCTCACGCATGTCTCCTTTGGATCGCCTCGCGGAGAATGCCCTTTCTCATCTCGTCCGAAAGAACCGCAATCCGCTCGCGGACCGTCTGCTCCGCTGCCTTACGGAGGAACGGGATCGCGGGCACGTAGGTATTGCCCGCCATGTGACCGTACTCGATCGCGGCCGGGATGTACGTCTCGCGGCCGCTCTTGGCCTTGTGCACAAACTCCTTCACGTCCCGCCGCATCTGGACGTGCAGCGAGTAGCTGCCCGGCTGCTGCCTCTTTGGGGTCGCGATCACGATATTCTTCGCCAGCAGCTCGCTCATATCGACGCCGTCCGAGTCATGCTCCGAGCCGAGACCACGGGCGGCCCCCCTCGCGTTGATCTGCATCGGCTTTTGCGATGCGCGGACCGCCTTACGAACCACGCTGCGCTGCACCCGCAGGCCCAGCGTGTTGAGGTTCCGCATCAGCTCCTCCGCCCCTTCAAGTTGGAATGTTATTTTCATTTCGATTTCCGGTTTTCACTCTCACGCCGATGGCGAGGCCGATGGCGAGGCCGACGGTGAGGCCGAAGCGCTCGTGCTGGCCGAGGGGCTCGGGCTCGACGCCGGACCGGCCGACAGGACCTCGGTACACAACATCCGCAATTCCACGTTCAATTCATCCACGTTCCGCACGTCCTTGATGTCGAAGAGCCTACTGCCCCACGCGATCCGATGGCCCGGCGTCACGCCGGACCGCCAGCGGATCGTCACCTCGTGCGTCAGCACGCTGGCCGCCTGCTGGGCCGCGATCCGCTCGTTGCCGCTGAGCGTCCGGAACCGGGCCCAGACCGTCGCGTACGTGGACCAGGTCCGCGATACATGGCCGCTCGCCGTGCGGGCCTCCACGTAGCTTTGCAGCGAGATCAGGTTTCGCAGCTCCCCGGCCCGCAGGATCATACGCCCCGCATCCTTTCCATCCCCAAGAGGGCCATCGCGCCCAAGGGGACCTGCACCAGATTCAGGTCGGTCACCGACTCCCGATGGGAGTACCACTGGGCTACGATCATCAGGATCGCCGTGCGTATCTCCTGCGGAACATCGTCCTCGTCGCTGCCGTAGCCGGCGGTATAGGTCACGACGATCCCGTTGATATCGCCGCGGATCGACGGATAACTCTCGTCGTACGCCGGCACGATCCGGCCGGGCTGCGTGTCGGTGTCGACGTCGTACTCTGCATCCGACCAGGTCTGCGTCACCCCGCTCTCATCGACGTACTGGATGCTAGTCACTGCGATCAGCGGGCACCAGCGGGGCCGGATCACGGCGGGCCATTTGTCCAAATAGTCCACGCAGGTCGCTGTGAGGTACTTGCGGCCCTGGTACTTCTGTGCCCAACTCGTCGCCGCGTCGATATAGGAATCGATCAGGGCGTCGTCGTCGGTCGAGCTCACCCGCAGGTGCAGCTTCGCCTCGGCCAGCGTGACGACCTGCTCGGCGTCCCGCTCGACGCTCGGGGAGGCCGACGGCGTCGCCGACGCCGAGACGGAGGCCGAAACGCTCTGGCTCGGGGAGCTGCTCACGGACTGGCTTGGACTGCTGCTGGGCGTGCCCATATCAGACTCCCGTCAACATCTTCAACATCCACCCGCCGAGTAGCGAACCCCCGGTCGTCACTAAGAGGAACACCGCCGCCACCCCGGCCAGGAACCACCGCGACTCGAGCAGCTTACGCCCGTGCGGGCAGGTGGCTTGATGGTGCTCGATCATCGCCTGCACAGCCGCCCGCTGGGATTCGGCCATCTTCTCCAGTGCCTCGGATTGGGATTCGGCGAACCGCTCCCCAATTTCGAAGGCCAGCAGTTTGATCGTGTCACGGTCCTGTTCCGTCAGCGCCATCTAAGCCATCCTCCCGGGAATCGAATACCTGCCGCACAACTGATCGATTGTGCCCCAGGGTGTCAGCTTATCCTGGAGCGTACCACTGTGCCGCTTTCGCGGGGCGAAGTTGCCCCCGTGGTTCACAATGTCCAAAATCCCCGGCCCCTCGGCCGGCCGCATCTCATAGGGAACCGCGGCAATCCCCAAGCGATCCTCGCCCTTGCCCGGCTCGAAACAGTTGTGCAGGGCATCGTCCGTCCCGCACAGCCTCAGCTTGGCCCGCAGATTCTCGACCAGGACCTCCCGATCCGCGATCACCAATTGCATCGACCGGCCCCCGCGATTGATGCTATAGAACCCGCAGTCAATCAGGGCCCGGTGGCGGTTCTGATCGAAGACGACGCCGCCGGCCGGCGGACGCAGGACGAAGTGCTCCGGCGGGTACAGCACATCGTGCTCGCACAGCGAGACGAACGTCGTGTGCGTTTCCTCGGCACCCTTCAATATCTGCCACAAAATGCTCCGGTAGCTGCGGCCGATCCGGCCCACACAGATGCCCTGGCCGAAATGGAGCGGGGCCTGACTGACGGCCACGATGGGGATGCCGCCGGCGGCCCTGGCCGAGGCGGCCAGATGGTCCCGAACCGCCTTTGCGAACCCCTCGGGTAAACTGCCGTCCGTGTAGTAGATGATCGTCAGGTCGGTCATGGCGACCTCTGGATGAACACGATGTTGTGATACCAGTGAATCTCACGAACCTCCCGGCTTTCATAGATATGCGATTCGAGACCCGGGGCGATGCACCGATGCTCGGGATCGGGGACATCCAATTGCTTCGCCGTGTCCGTGCCCGGACCTCCGAAGCTGCGGTGGATATCCTCGATCACGTACCAGCCGAAGGGCCGAACCGAAGGCCAGAGCCACTCGAAGAGCCGACGCTGGTCCTCGGGGGCGTGCGAGGCGTCGTCGATGATCGCATCGAACGGACCCGCCTCGATCAGCGCTTGGACGTCTTCGGCCTTCGTCTCATCGCCGACAATCACCTTGCAGTTCGCGAGGTCCCCGGCGAACTTCTTCCACCGCTGGCCGTCGCAATCGAAGCCGTAAATCACCGCCCGCGGGAAATATTCCCGCCAGACGGCGAGACTGGCACCCTTGGCCAGTCCGCACTCGAGGACCTTGCGGGCACGCTTGCGTATCTCGGGGAAGTGCCTGTCGTAATGCCGGAAGTACTGATGCACCCAATACTTATCCGTCGCATTGCCCCGGTGGACCTGGTACTGCCGCTCCATGATCTTCTGAACGTCCCCGGCCGGCGGTGGCTGGAGCCGCACGAGATGGTTCTGTGGCGACAAGATCCCGGCTGATTTACGATCGCCCAGCAATCGGCCGATGGCCCGAACACCCTCGATGGACCCGAGCCGCTGCAAAATCACGAGCCTGCGATAGCCCTTCCACAGGATCAGCCGACCATCCTGCTCGTAGAATTCCAAGGGACTCTTCAAGCCGTTGTCCCGGACGTCGAGGACCAGGGCGGCCGCCTTTTCCATTTTGCGACGGATCACCCGCATCTCCCTGCCGCTCGGAATCCAGGCACTGCCCCGGTGTAGATGGCTGACCAGGTATTCACGATACCGGCCGGCATAGTCTGGTGTGCCGGCGAGGACCGAATCAACGAACTCGCCGAACGCGGACCAGAAGATGTCCAGCCTGAACTGCTTGTCCGGCTCGCTGATCGAGCGGCGATGGGACCAGAGATCGTCCACGCTCACCCGGACCGCCTTGCAGGCGTTGTGATGATGGGGAGCGCGGATGCCATTGACGATCGATGATTGATGATTGATGATTTCGGATTCCCAGCCGGGCGGCTGGAACCGATCCAGGAGCCAGGCGAAGGCGTACTTCTGGAACGGCCACTTGTCCCCCAGCCACAGGTCGTGACTGTGCGCGATGGATTGTGGTTTGACCTTGGCCCCCATCGAGTACGGGGCCTTGCCCCGGTTCCAGTGGGCGTACCAAGTCCGTTTGTTTTCCAGGAGGCGGCCGCCCGAGAGCCAGACTTTACACGCGAGTTCCGCGCCTTCTTGGCCAAAATGGCCGTGGCGCTCGTCCCAGCCGCCCCAATAGGTCCAGAGCTTCCGCTCGATCAAAAAGCACGAGCCCGAGCAGGTCATCGTCTCGGAGACCTCCTCGTCCTTGTGGGCCTCGGCCCATTCGGGCCAGGCCATCGAGCGAAGCCCCACCCCATCCTCCGACACGTGGGTCAGCCGCCGGCAGTCGGTCTTGCTGTGGTCCCGACGTTGCCATGTCGCCGTGTCCAGATCGTAGCGGCTGCCCACGACGGCGCCACCCGGCTCCCAGGCTTTGAGCATCTCTTCATCCATCCCCGGTGCGATCGCACAATGGGCATCGAGCTTCAGGATGAAACGCCCCTTCGCCCCTTTCAGTAGCCGGTTCAGTGTGGGACGCATCCCGATGTGTTCATGCCGGATGATGTGAACCCGCGGATCGTCGAGCAGATGGTCCGCTGGCTTGCAATATTCGCCGTTGACATCATACTCGAGCAATTCCTGATCGGACCCATCGAGACCGACGAGTATCTCGAAATTCAATCGTAACTTGTCCAGCAGATCGGCAATTGTTTGGGCGAGATATCGCTCGTTGCGGGCGGGAATCAGGACCGACAGGGTCGGATTTTTAGTTGGTTGTTGGTTGATAGTTGATGGCGAATCGGCCCGATCCGGGATCACGCGACTGCCGTCCGCCGAGACCCGCTCGGGCTGTTCTACCGTCTTCGCAATCGCGGCCTGCACGTCCACCGGCGTGAAACTCCGCAGCTCCGGGACCGTCTCGGGCTTCGGCCAGGTCGGCACCGGCCAGAACTTTTCGACCAGCCATTCCAGCGGCCGCTTCTGCAACGGCCAGCGGCCCGAGGTCCATAGGTCTATCGAGTACCGGCGGGCTCTCTCCTGATCGCTGGCGTGGATCTTGTAGGGAAAACTCTCCCCGTCGCCACAGCGGAACAGATGCGCAAACCATGTGTTGCGGTTGACCACATGCCGGCCGCCCGAGAGCCATGCCTTGCACGCGATCTCGACCCCCATTTGGCCCCAGGACCCGTGCCCCTCATCGAGGCCCCCCAGCTCCCAGAAGCGATCCCTGTGCAGAAACCAGCAGGCGCCCTGGCCGGTCATCACGTCCGCGATCTGTCCCTGCCTTCGTGACCATGCCTTGAATTGCTTGTACTCCGCCTCGTATTCCCGGCCGCCCCGGTGGAAGTCCCGGCCGCCGCACTGCTGGCAGTTCGCGTCCCCGGCGTCCGGGTCCTTCGCCGCCCCGCACTTGTCGCAAATGTGCGTGCCCTGGCCCCAGTATTGGACGCGCATCGGCCGCTCTTTCGCCTGCGCAGAGCGAAAGAACATCCAATCTGTCTTTCGCTTCCAATTCGGCTTGAAGACGACGTCGTACTCGTAGTCGGCTACGCCGCACGTTGGGCAGGGCCGGTGACTGCCCCGGTTGTAGAAGCGAGTCCCGCACTTGTGACAGATGAGGTCGTGCGCGTGCAGATTGTACATCGTGGGAATCACGATCCAGTCATACTCGCAGTCCCGCATGAGCTTCACGTCGAAGCCGTCGTCGAGCATCGAGTGGCCGTCCGTCTTCAGGATGAACTTCGCCGTCGAAATCCGGGCGGCCTCATTCACCGACTGACGCTGGCCCATCGGCTGATCGTGCCGAATGACCCGCACGCCGGGCAGGTCTGGGACCACGGGTCCGGATTCCTCCCCGTCGATCACGACGAGGATCTCCGTATCCCCGCGAATTGCGGCGAGGATCTTCGACACCGTATGGGCCAGGTATGCCTCCGCCCTGGCCGGAATGATCACGCTGAGGTCTGCCATGATGCTCCGTCACTCCGTAACAAAATCCATCCATCCACCCCGACGCCCGGTCCCCCTCGTCCCGAAGGGACGCTGCGCGTCCGGGGGGCACTCCGGGCACACAGCGGCGATTTGACCATTGATCCGCCCCTTACGCTGAGGCACTGGCACTCGGCGAGGCCGATGCACTCGTACTCGGCGAGGCGCTCGGCGTATGGGATGCGATCCCGGCAGCCTCCACGACGCGGGTCATGCCCTCGACGTAGAGCCAGACCACCACCGCGCCGCTGGCGTCGACCACCAGGGCCGTATTCGGATCGAGGACCAACAGGTCGTCGCCAAAATCCAATGACACCGGCATCGCCGCGCCCCCTATGGGACCGAGCAGCGTGTGCTTCACCGCGCTGGAGACTTCCTCCATCCCGAGCGTCACGTTCGCACTGCCGCCGATCGTCAGCACCAGCCGGCGGATAACCAGCTCATAGCCGGCCCCGGGGGCCGCCTTGACCGTCTCACAGCCGCTCACATCCGCGCTACTCGCGTTCACCCGCCAGCGGCTCGTGATTGTGCCCTGGTTCTTCGGGCTCCATTCCAGACTGTTCGTCGCAATCGCCATCAGTCACCTGCCTTTGCTTCGGCGTCGGGCTCTCCGCCGGCCAATGATCCGGGCCCACCTATCGCGGTCTCGGCTCTGGGCTTCGCTTTCTTTCGCGGCGTCCGGTCCGCTGTCTCCTCGGCCGGCGGGAGCGTCGCCGTCTCGGCCGTGGGGTGCCGGATCGGGGGGCCGCCCCGGACCTCGATATCGGCCAGCCGGGCCGCCTCGGCGGACCGGTCCTCCACGCCGAAGCCCTCGGCGATCAGCCGCTTGCCCTTGTCCCGGTCCACCGTGACCACATCGCCCTCGGACCAGTCGCTCCATCGCCTCGTCAATCGCAGATTCATCGTCGCCATATCGGCTCTCCTGTCATTTCCAGCAGTTTTTCGGTTTGCCCTTGTCGTGAAACTCGCTCGTCGCCTGGTAGATCGTCTCGAGCGATTCATCGGGCCACTTGACCATCAGCTCCAAATGCCCCACCGCGACCCGGCTGGCCAACAGGACCGTCTTGCCTGCCTTTTCAAGCTGCTTCCAGAACCAGATGTCCGCGTCGGTCCGGCCCGGACCCCACTGGCCGTCGCAGTTGGGCTGATCCCAGAACCATGGGTGCGGGATATCGAGCAGGTCCTTGACCCGCAGGGCGGTCAGACCGAAATGGCCGCTCGCGATTCGGACCGTCTCGGCCTTCAACTCCGCCAGCGGGACATCGCTCCGCGGCTGGCCTGTCAGCGTCTTCATGCTCGCCAGGACCGGGAAGCCCCCCCGCCCCCGCTGGATCGGAAGCACGGCCGCCGCCTCGGGGTGTTGATAGATCAGCCGCAGGATCGTCTCCACATCGGACCGCTTGAAGACCGTGTCATAGTCGAGCGTCAGAACCACATCGACCCCGGCATCCGCCATCTGCTGGATGCCCCGCTCCAGGCATTGGCCCCAGAACGCGCCCTGCACGCTGATCACTGGGATCTTGAGCGGGGTCAGGGCCTCATAGACGCAGCTTTTGTTGTCCATGAATCCCAGCCGTGGGACACTCTCGACCGCCGCGACCTTCATGCGGACGGGCGGGGTCTGCACGGCGACCTCCGCAGGATGGCCGGCCGGCTCCTTAACCGGGTCCTTGGTCCCGGAGGCGAAGCCGCGGCACTCGCTGAGGTTCTTCGGGGTCTCCGTCAGCGGCCAGCACTCCACGTCCTGAAAGCCCACGCAACTGAGCATCGCGCCCAGGCATTGGAGTGTCGGCGCCCACCAGTTGCCCGGATTGCTGCCGTACTCGCCGCCGGGATAGAACTCCATCACCATCTCATTCTGGTCGAACCCGTGCCCGATCCCGCCGCGATACGGACTGTACTCATCGAGTGACGCGGTCTCGACGTAGATCGAGCCGTCGCAGACACTTGCGATACGCTCCAACGCCAGCAGCGGATGCCGCAAGTGGTAGATTGTGCCGAAGAAGAATACGACATCGAAACGAGCGACCTCATTGACCCCGTTGACCGCATTGACGGCCAGGTCGTAGATCGACATCCGCATCCGCTGAACGCTCTGGCTTTTCTCATTGAGCCAGCGGCCGCTGATGTTGTCGCGTTCCGTGAAGCCGAACGCCTCGCGGCATAGATCGAACGTCTCCCAGCCGTTGCGTTTGATCTTGTCGGGGGCGCCGCAATCGTCGCTGAAATCGTCGATCGCGACGACCTCGCGGGCCCCGCGTTTCAGGGCCTCCCAGGTCCAGTAACCATCCCAAGCCCCGATGTCGAGGACCCGTTTGCCCGTGAGGTCCTGCGGCACGCAGTACCGCTCGGCATAGATCGGGGACCAGCCCGGCGTCACGATGCCGCCGGGCAGCTCGATCCGGTGATACCAATAGGGGACCGCCTTGACTTTCACCTGTAGCTCTTGCACATCCATCGTTCGTTCTCCGTTCATCCAAGTTGGTGTTTCGTTGTTGCTCGTTGGTTGTTGGTTTTTTTGAAGGTTCATCTGACCCGGGCCAGATGGCGCCGGGCCAGATGAACGGTTTTCAATGGCTACCCGCGGACGATCAGCCTCGGACCATCGGAGGTGGTGGCGAGCGTCGCGACCTGCTGACTTTCCTCGGGCCGCATGAGAACAGCGGTCGCCGAAACGCCCACCGTCTGGAGCGTGGGCGAGAATTGCAGGGCGATATACCGCTTGCGGCCCCGCAGATCCACGTGGAACTGGTACGTGTTCTGCTTCGTCGAGGACAGGGCCGGCAGGACGAATCCCGCCGACGTGCTGGTCGCCGCCGCCCCGTTGAAGGCGGAGATGATCGTGCCGCTCGTCGCGGCGGTCAGCGCGGTGTCGTTTTCGTACAGGGCCAGGGTCGTCACGGCGGTTTGCGCCGCCGCCCCACTCCCGGCGGCCAATGCGATCAGGGCGAAGTCGAACCCGTAGGTATCGACTTGACCCGACACGGTCCCGGCCGAGGTCATCGTCAGACCCTCGAACATCGGGATGGTTTTGGCTTCAGGCATCATGTTGTTGCTCCTTACTGGAGATTGTTGATCGTTGATCGTTGTTGGTTTTTGGTTGTCGGTGTCAGCCGCCCGGCGGCTCTTACGTGCCGCCGAGGAAGCCCACCACGGCGCCCCGGCCGGTGCCGGCCTTGTCCGTGATCGAATGGTGGACCAGGTCGAACCGCTCCGTCGCCACGATCCCGATCTCGTCCGTGTCGGCGTACCGCTCGACCAGCGTCTTGATCGTGATCCCGCGGCGGGTGCCGAGCTTGGAGGACAAGGCCATGTCCCCGTAGAAAAACATGATCTTGTTGTTCAGGGCGGCCGAGCTGTCGTCGGTCGGCATGGCGGGCCATTCCTCGATCGGGGCGCCCATGTAGCCCGGCTGGCGAATCCCGTTGACCACCTCCATCATCGTCGCTCCGCCGGCGGCCCGGATCAGCCGGTCGAACACGGCCACTTTCGCCAGAGGCGAGCAGTGCCACCGTGCCCGTGCCCTCGCATATTTCGGCAGCGCCGCCATCACGGAGAGCAGATGGGCGTCCGTGACCTCGGACCAGTTGTCCGAGCTGGAGACCCCGTCGTAGTAGCTGCCCGTGTGCGAGCCGTCGATCATCTTCGTGCGGATGCCGATGATCCCGTGATACGTGCTCGTGCCATCGCCGTCGATGCACGCGGTGTCCTCGGCTGTCGCGAAGGCCAGGGCGATGTCCACGGCCAGATCATCGGCCAGCGAGATCACGGTGTCCTCGGACAACTCGTTGGTGATCTTGGTCAGGATGCCCCACTTGCGGGCGGTCAACGCGATGTTGCCCCAATCCTGATCACTCGTGGTGAAGGAGGCCCCCTCGCCCATCGGATAGGCCGTCAGACCGGAGAACTTCTTCGGCTCCGTGGTATAGGCGGAACCCATCGGCTTGACCCGGCAGTTCCGGCGGGCGTTGCCATACTGCTCCCGTAGGTCCACGATGGTCTGCTCGAACTCATCCGGGACCAGGAAGCCGCCCTTCGTGTTGATCCCTTCGCTCATGCCCCGCGAATCGATCTCGCCATCCCGCTGGATCCGAACGCCCTTGTCCCGACACCATTGCAGGCTCGACGCATGATCGAACAGCGTGGCGCGAAGGAATTGGCCGCACCGGTAGGCCGTCTCCGCCGCGTTGGGGCCCTTGAAGGCTCGCAACTCCCCGAACCGGTACAGCTTGGGACCCGGCGTCTCGATCCGCTCGCCGTTGGCGAGCTCCGGTGTCACCTTGCGTTCCTGGGGCTTATTCAGCCGGGTCTCCAGAGCCTCCAGTTTCTCCTGCCGAGCCGCCTCCTGCTCCAGCCGCTCGGCCTCCTTGACGTGCTTGTCCAGGGCGAGCGCCTCTTCGGCCGTCAGGCCCCGATTCTCCTGATCGGCCTTGTCCTTGATCTTGCGGGCATCCTCGGCCTCCTGGACCGCCCGCTCTCGAAGCTCTATGACTGTCATTGCGATTCCCTTTCGTTGCGGGGAAAAAGAAGAGTGGCCGTACGGGGGGTATAGGCCCCTATACGGCCACTCTGTCCTTTCTTGCGTCGCACACCGCCGGCCTGCCGGCCCGCGGTCACGATCCCCTGAATTGTCTTTTCTTTCACTTCACAATTGCCGGACTTCGGCCCGGCGGAATCGGTCAGGCATCGGCCCGCCGGTTTCGATTGATGATCCGGCCCGCCTTGCGGTACAACCGCTCGGCCTCCCGCTGCTGCTCGGCGGAGATCGCCGCAGGCGGCACATCATCCGTTGTTGGTTGCTGGTTGTTCGTTGCTGGTTGTTCGTTGCTGGTTGTCCGCTCCACCGGAGGACGCTGGTTCAGGACCGACCGGGCAACGACCGTCGTATCCTCGTAGGCCGGATAGGTCACCGGGCCCACGTCGAAGAGCTGCCCGATCCGCACGATGGTCCGCTCGGACGGTTTTCCTTCTTCGTGACGCCATTCGTCCTCGGCGACCGTGAACGCGAAGCTGCACCCGGCCAGATCGCCCCGGCGAACCTCCTCGAGCGTGTCCCGGCCCGTCGTGGTGTCGGGAACCGTGATCTCGAACTTCAGACCCACGGAGTTCGATTCCAGCTTGAGCGTCCCCGAACTCTCGCGGCCCAGCAGCAGATTCGGATCGTGGTTCTTCAACGCCCGGGCATCGCTCGTCTTGAGCGTCTCATCAAAGGCCCCCGCCTTGATCTTTTCCCGGAACCAGCCGATATCCGTCACGATCCCATACTTCGCGGCGTAGCCCGCGAGCCGGGGGACCTTGCCCTCGTCCACTCGGACCTCGCCCGGCTCGAAGGCCAGGACCCGCCGCTCGATCTCGTCCGGCTTGGCCGCAGGGACCACCGCCCCGTCGACTTTCGATTTGTCTTTTTCAAGAACCGGCATGGTGACCTCCAATTCGTGCAATAATGTCCTCGGCAATCGCCTCGGCGTCGTCGGCCCGCAGCGGAACATCCTGGCAGAACCAGTCCGACAGAATGCCGTTCAGGATGGCCATCTGCTGCACAGCACCCACGCCGCGAGTCTGGGCATAGGCGGCGACGCAGTCGCTCAGGATCGTGCGGGCCCATTGCAGGTGTTTCATCCACCACGCGTCGCTGACGGAACGATTGCTGCGTATCTGGCCGTTCTGTTTCGTCACGATCCGCCGGCACTGGGCAATCAGCAGACCCCGATGTGCGGCCCGCACGGGATCTGCGCCGCCGTCCGGGTCAACGGGGTCAACCGGGTCCTCTTTCGCCGCTGCCGTCAGCGTCCCCGCCGGCGCCATGTTCAACGGGTCGAGATAGACATCGCCTTCGGGCCCGATGGGATTCATGTTCTCCTTCGCCCGGATATCGTTGGTCGACAGCCAGCCACCCTGCCGGCCGGCGGTGTAGAACGCCGTGCGGGCCTCCACGTTGCCCCGCAGCAGGGCATCGACAAGGATCTCGCAGAACAATGTCCCCCGCTCGCCCGGCGCAAACAACTTGAAGTTGATCTCCTGCTCCCATTTGCGGAACCAGTACAGCATCGTCGAGCAGTAAAAATCATTGTTCAGGTCGTAGACGTTCGCGTACTTGCTGAACTCCATCGACTGGAGCTTGTGCGGCGGGATCTGGAAGATCCGGGCACAATCATCCACCGTGAACTTCTGGGCCTCGATGGCCTGGGCCTTGTCCGGCTCGACCCCGATCTTCGTCCACTTCGTCCCCTCTTCGAGCAGTTGCATCCGGTGTGCGTTCGACAGGCCCGTATGCTGCTCATTCCACGATTCCTTGAGCCGCTTGTAGGCCACATCGCTCATCGCCGTCGGGCACTCGAGCACGCCGCCCGGGTTCGCATCGTTCTGGTAGAACCGGGCCCCGTACTCTTTGACTGCGATCCCGTAGCCAATGGCGTCCTTGTGATAGCTCACGACGTCGTAGCCCGTGTAGCCGTCGAACCCGAGCCCCTTGATGTGCAGGACGTTCTCGTCCGGCAATTGCACCAATTCGCCCGATGGCAATTGCACCTCGTAGTAGAGGACCCCGCTCTCCGTCGCCTTGCGAGCCGTCCGGTTCGGCAGCAGCGGCCACAGCGACACCGGCCGGCCGGCCCCATCCCGCTGGATCTCGGCGTAGGCGTTCCCGTAGCACAGCACGTGGGCCTGCCGCGTCTCCGCGAACGTGAGCCAGTCCATGTACTCATTGGGCCGCTCGTGGATCAATGGATACAGCCAGTGGCCCGGCATCGGCTGCTTGCCCCCGTTGTCCAGCCGCCGATAGATTTTGAACGGCAGCGCGCCCATCGTGCCGGAGATGATCCGAACCGCCGCCCAGAACGGTGTGTATTTCAACGCCGATTGATGGCCGACCTTGACCCCGGAGGCAGATGCCCCGCCGCCGACGTACTCAACGAACCACTGCGGCGGCTTCCTCAAATTGAACCGCTTTTGCGCCCATCCGGACATCTTCGATAGTAGACTCATAGCGTCCGAATCCCCCGCGTCTCGTACACGCTCTTCGCCGGGGCCGGCGAGGTCGTCGCCAGGTACACCGCCATCGTCAGCGCCACGATCCCATCGATCTTCTCGGTGCTCTTATCCTTGTCCGGCGAGACCCGGCCGCCCTTGTGATAGCCCACCGTGTTCGACGCCATCCACCGCATCACCGGATTGCCATCGTGGTACAGCCGCCGCGGCCGGCCGGATTCTTCGTCCACCGGGTACGTCCCCCCGGCGATCAGGCCCTGCAGCTCGCGGAAGGGAGCACCCAGCGTGTAGACGCCCTGCTTGACCGCTGCGATCTTGTTGGCGCCCAGGTGCTTCATCAGGTCCTGGCACGAGTGATGCGCCTGCCAACCGGTGTCCACGCCAATCAGCGGGACCTGATACGCCCCCACGATCCGCACGATGTCCGCCGCAACCTGGTCGTAATCCACCTCATCGCCCGGCGTCCGCGTGATCCACCCGGCGGCGGACCAGCCGTCGATCACCTGCTTCATCCGGGCATCCCGCTCCCGCGGGCGCTCCGGAAGCCAAAACCAGGACCGTGTCGTCAGGCTGGACCGCAGAATCGTGATCCGCCTGGCGTTCGGGTCTTTCTCATCCGCATTCGGGTCTTCGAAGATCTCGATCTGCTCCCCATCGTCGTGCGGCCAGACCAGCGTGAACGCCGTGAAGTCACGCCACGAGCCGATGTCCAACGCCCCGTACGCCATGCGGCACTTGAAGCTCTCCCAATCGATCTCGCCGCGGCAGGCGTCCCATGCGTTCAGGTCGATCACGTGCTCTTTCTGGCCGCTGCGGATGTTCAGGTGATACCGTTTGAACTCCAGGGCGTACGTCGGGTCCTGCTTGGCCTTGCCCACCTCGCGGCGGAACCAGTCCAGGCTCACCGAGACCCCGAGGTTCGGATTCGCCTTGTACCAGGTGTCCTCGCGGGTCCAATCATCCTCGACCCGGTTCCCATCGGAGCTGCGGTGCATCGCCTCATAGATCACCGGCAGGAACGCCGGATCGTAGCCAGGCCGGTCCCGATGCCCGCCGTTGTCCCGGACCTGGCAGGCATACTCGTACTTCTCGTTGCAGATGCTCTCGCGGTCGTAGTCGGCCGTCGTGATGTAGATCACCAGCGGATTGAGCCGGTTCTGCGAGCTGGTCGACGTCGTCATCTTCACCACGAGGTCCCGGTCCTCGATCTCGTGCAACTCATCGATGATGATCAAATTCGAGTTGCGGCCCGACTTGTGCTGGCTCTCGCCGCTGAGGACCTTCATGTAGCTGCCCCGCTCGTGGTACTCGATGGCCTTGGTCGAATGATAGATCTGCACGCGCTTCCGCATCTCGGGCTCGGCCTCGATCATCCCCTTCATGTGCAGGAACAACAGTCCCGCCTGCTCCCGCTCCGAGGCTAGACAATAGTTCTGCTGGCCCATCTCCTCATCGCAGTAGAGCACGGCGCACGCGATCGCTGCGGCCAGCGGCGTCTTGCCGTTTTTGCGGGGCACGTAGATGAATGCCTCGCTGTACCGGCGGCGGACCCGGCCGGCCGAGTCCCGCGTGTACCAGCCGAACAGGTTCCCCACGATGGCCTTCTCCCACGTCTCCAACAGGAACCGCTGACCGGCCATCGGACCCTCGATGTGGGTGCAGCAGGTCTCGATGAACCCGACGTAGAAGTCGGCCGCCTTCGCGTCGAACCAGCAGCCCTCGGCGTGTACGAACGGGTCGTAGCCGGGGATCGCCGACAAGACAGACCGCCACCGCTTCGGAGCCAGGCTCCGCAGGCGGTGGACCGTCTTGCCTCGTGTTTTCGTCGCCGTCATCCCGCCCCTTTGAAGAATTTCGCCTTGACGCCATCGGCGGACGGCTTCTCGACGGCCCGCACGCTCGACAGGTCCGCCGGCGTCAGCCCGAAGCACGCCGCACCCTTGAACACCTGCTCCCAGGCCCTCTTGCGGACGTATAGCAAAGGGTTTTCTTGGATCGCCCCATTGCCCGTTTTGATGATCAGCGCCCGCGAACCGTCCTTGTTCAGCGTCTCCCCGAGCTGGCGATCCGCCTCGACATAGTCGGCCCATGCGCTGCACAGCAGTGCCAAGGTCTCTCGATTTAACTCCGTTGCCAGCCCGGACTTATGCAGGATCGGAACCAGCCGTTCCCAGCACTTTTTTGCCTCTCCACGCAGCCATTGGGGCCTTTCGGGGCGTTTGTGGTCAAGCTCCGGGGCCGGACCCCTCCTGTCCGCCCACCGCGAACCACGCAGCTTCAGGATGGGCGTCGGCACCGGCTTGGGTCCCCGCTTCGCCATGGACTATACCCCCCCTTCCAAACCCGCGCATTTTTTCGCCTGTT